ACTTCTCTTTGCTAACATCAATCTGCTCATCCCAATAGACTTTAACGATTCCGTTCTTTTGCAAGAGCGCATCCTTAAACCAATTGTGCATAAGCACTACGCCATCGTTATCACGATTCATTACCCAGTTCACATACTCTGTGGCCTGCTTTGCTTTTTCTTCATCGCCTGCGTTCTTAGGCTCAAAGCGCACAATCTCATCTGATTGTGTAAAAATACGCAGTAATTGTGGCAACGCACCATCGACTACCTCGGCTACTTCGCCTGTAACAATCTGGCTACGGCCTTCTACTTCATTGCCGTACTCATAACGATTGTAGTATTCAAGGGCTTTTCTACGATCATCTGTAGTTTCGCTCTCAATGAAACCAATAGCGTTATCAATCTCGGCATCAAGTATGCCTTTTAGTGTGCCTTCATCCATTTATACGATCCACTTTGTGTTAATTTTAATCGGTTGCGACCAAGATGTAGTCTGCTCTAAGCCTAAAGCCAAATACCTAAAGGAGTCGCTAGAGTGCGATGCCCAGTCGTGCAATGGCTTGTCATAGAACACATTACGCTTTTCGTCATACTCTCGCCTATAGTTTCGTAAGCAATCTAAACCCTGTTTTACCCTTGGCATATTGAACCAGCACTTAGGTAGTAATCTTCTTACTGCTTGTATGCCATCATCTACTGAGAGTCTTGGTAGAACCTTGCAGTCCAATCCAGCCTCTCTCAGCACTTCTATCCTGCTCTTGCCTGTGCCTAGCTCTCTTACTTCCACATCATGCGGAAGGAGCTGCTCTGCCTTATGCCAGTTGTTTTCTTTTAGCCATTCTACATACCAATCCAGACCTTGACCATGATTCTCTACATGATCCATCACTCTGAACTCTTGCCCTGCTATCTGCATTACAAAGATTGCAGTTGAGTCCCCAATTCCTAAGTCCCAGGCGCAGTATGTCTTGCACAGATCATCTCTAGTAATCTCGCACATCCGACCTTTTTCTTCTAGGTCGTTTATTAGCTTTCCGTAGTAACTTCCTTCTACAGCAGCATTAAATGAACACTCGTACTCTTGGTTGAACTTATCATCACCCATCTCTTTACGAGCGTCTTGCAGCTCTGTTTCTAGGATGATGCCTGTTTCACTTGCCTTAAACTCTACAAGACCCCAATCAGCGTTTAACTCTGCTCGATCTCTTAGGTCTTTAAAATGGTTGTTTCCCTTTGGCGTACCGATAAATAAGCATTTGCCGTTTCTATCGCTAAGAGCTGGGCGAATGATCTCATTCCATATCTTAGGGTTTTGATCGCCAATCTCGTCTAGCACTACCATGTCAAAATATTGACCACGCAAACTGTCTGGGTTATCTGATCCGTATAACTGAATCCTACGGCCCATAAAGTCTACACGCAACTCTGATACATTAATTACTGCACCTAATGGCCTTGTGTACTTGCACAAGTAATCGAAAGCTACCCTTTTAGCCTGCCCATAAGTCGGGGCTATATATGCGTATCTTGGGGCTTCTTGTTCGTTTTCAAGGGCTGACTTGATAATGTGATTAAGTGCAGCCACAGTTTTGCCCATTCTACGATGAGCGACCCCCACAGTAAATCGATGTGCATCTATCACCTCATGTAGTTTTAACTGAGGCTCTCTAGGCTTATAGGGAATGATGATCTGTCTTACATCATCTTGTTCTACTTCTCCCAAGAAATCACCATCTTAAATGGCTCACCATCTGCACCAGAAACATTGTTTTCTATTGGCAATAGTCTGCCGTATATCTTGTAGAACTCGCCCTGATTCTTAGCATCTAACTTAGCCCAATTGACTAAACCTTCTATGCCACCTAAGTCCTCAAATGCTCTTATGATGTTCTCTTTTGCTACCCTAGGGATCTTGTTAGTAGCACCCTTTGGTCTACCAGCTCCAGCTCGTAAACCACCATGACTTGATTTGTCTTGTTCTAAATTATCAACTTCTATAGCGTTTTCCATTCCATTCCTAACGGGTGATGGTTGATGATGTTGCTATTCTACAACACTTTTACCACTTAACCTTATTTGCCCAAAATGCTGCGCTCATCTTGCCTTTGGCAATGTTCTTAGCATGGCGAGCTTTGAACGATTCATTTCTAGCACTACCCTCTGGGCTGCCTTTAACGCCTTGCTGACCAAATCTAATTGTCTTAACCTTATCGCCTTCTTTAGCTACTACTACATGGCTTTTAGTAGGATGGCTTGGAGTTCTTTTGGGTTTGTTATACCCAGCTACACCTATGCGCTCAAATATCTTGGCAGCATCCCTAATCTTCATCAGAAACGCTTTCTATAAAACAAACTGTAGAAAGGATCATTCTTAATTGGGTCTTTAGCGTAAGATGCTCCGAACTCTTGGTTTCTAGCTAAATCCCTAAGTGTGGCATCTATTCCTGTAATGTCTGATCTAGCACTTCTGCCTTGGTATGGAGTACCCATGCCATAGGTAACATCGTTAGCCGTTCCGCTAATGCCAAGGTTTAGCATCTGCTGTTCACTTAATGGCAATTCTGCACTTAATCTACCGCCATAAGCCACGCCCTTAGTATTGCCAGAGTTAAACCCTGCGCCATTGCTAGTTAAACCAATTGGAGAAAATTCATTTTGTTGCCCACCTTGAAACAATTGCGCCATATATTGCTCAAACGCAGGATTAATTTGATCTGGTCTGGTGTATGGACTTGTTTCTTGTGGCAAAGGCTCAGTATATCCACCTCTTTGATATACCATGCTCTGCAAAAGAGATTGTAACTCTTGATCTGTCATTTTTAGGCCATTGTTATCTGTTTTTGTATCCTAGAAAGTAGATCAGTTCCTTCTTCTACTAACCATTGGTTGTATTTACTTACCTGACCGCTAAAGTCTGTATAAGAGCTTTGGTAAGTTTCGTCTTTTTCAATCCCTGTTGTTTCTGGTGTGAAATGAGTGCTTTTAACATCAGTTTTTGCCCAGTTTTGACAGTTCTTTGCTACCAGCTCCCACCAATCATCACCGCACAGATGCCAGGTGCAAGGTGGAACTATAAATTGGCAGAACCTAATTAATTCACCACCAAATAAAGTAATTCCAGACATTCTAGAATCATTTTTGTTGATGCTGTCTTGGCTAGTAACAATATTCCAATCGTTTACAGCCTCAATCAGTTTCTTATCCCATTCATCTTCTTGAGGCATTTGGTCATCGCAAAGACTTCCATACCATTTTTCATTGGGATATTTATTAAATGCATAATTTACTGCGCCAACTAGACCTATATTGCTTTCAAACTGTTCAACAGTCCATGTATTAGGATACTTAATACCACTATAAATTTCAGGGTTTCCCTGTATAAATACAAATACTGGGGCTATTGCCTTAGTGTCTTTATACGCTTGAATAAGGTTTTTAAGTCTTTCTGGGCGTTTATATGTTGGAACAATAAACATTATTGGTCTACAGTTCCAGGTATGTGCATAACTTGATAATTGGTGGTGATGCGTTTGCTGCGGTAGTGTTTTAATTGCTTAATGAATTCCCAATCATGCCCATAGCCATCACCCCATTTGCAATCTAATGTCTTTTTATGAGCTATTGCAGAAGTGCCTATATGCCCTATCTTAAACCATACTGGGCGTATTTGACCATCTACATAGTCATCCCAATAAAGCCAATCTGTATCTACATTGTCTGCTATTGTTTTTAGATGGCCTTTACCAAATACATCATCGTTATCTATATAAGCAATGTAATCGTACTTAGCGTTTTGTATCCCAATGTTTCTAGGTGTTCCGCTAAAGTATGGTTGTTTATCTATTAAAACAGTCTTTACAGGGTATTTAGATGCTATCTCTACTGTTTTTTGGCATCCATCTGCCACAACTATTAACTCGCCTATTTTTTGATCTAAAAAGCTATCTATTGCTCTAGGGAGCTTTTGTTCTCTATTGCTTGCTGCTCTTGGGTAATCACCTAGATAACTAGGCATTACTACACTAATCATTTTTTATAGCGAGCTTTTTTAGTAGCTTCTGAAATAGCAATGGCAATAGCTTGTTTAGGGTTCTTAACTACCTTACCGCCCTTGCCGGAATGTAAAGTACCTTCTTTGTACTCGCCCATTACCTTGCCAATCTTGGCTTGCTTTTTGCTCATCTTCATTTCTTTTTAGCCTTCATAGGTTTGGCAGTCTTAACCGCTTGCTTAAAATCTTTGGCAGTAGGAGCGTTTTTGCTACCTACTTTGTTCATTTTCTCACCTGATCCAGCAGCGATACGCTTGCGTTTAGCGTTGATATTTCCGTAAAGACTATTCTTCATCTTTCATCTCCATTTCTTCTTCTTTGCCCATAGCTTCCCAGGCATCGCATCCGTTGTTCTGGCTGCACATAAAGTCGTAGATTTCGCAATAGCCCATTGTCTTTTCAATTCCACAATCAGGCATATCTTTTGGTGTGCAGAAGTATTGACAGGCTTTGCACTTGCCTTCGCCATCGCCCTTCTCGCCATAATTGGCTGTCAGAATGGCTTTTTTCATGTTGCCCTTGTTAATGTCGGCATCTTGAGTAGCTAATGGGCATGAGCTTTTGTCCTCTGCCAATAAACCACCTTCTTCTTTTTCGCCCATCTTTGGCTTATCACCAAGCAAGCCGATCATAATCGTAGTTTTTTGTGGTTTCATGGTATCTGAGGAAATTTAAGGCGAACTTGCCCAAGACAATTTTAACGCTTTTTTAATCAAACCACAACTTGTACAAGTCTGGCATTGAGTTTCTAATCCATGCCCTAGCTTCGCTATCATTCTTTTGGTGATCCATTCCTACAGTCTGGCTGCCAACATGGTGTACATAAGACCGACTAACATAATTGTTATATCCGGCAGCTCGTATTTCTAAGCATTGAATGTCATCCGAATACCAATTAATAGGTTTGTAATCTATCCATGCCTCTCTAGAAATAATGCCAAATAAAGGGGAAAGTACATCAGTTTGGAATATTTGATCTTCCTCTACAAATTTGATTCCATTTCGTACTTCGCCATTCCTAATATTCTGCGCCCCACGCACATAGTCTGCTCTGCTGCATAACCACCCTAAACTGTGGTGTGAAAGCAACACTTTATCTTCTATTAACAAATTAAAGCTAGTGGGAGTTAACACTATGTCATCGTTTGCCACAATGATTTCTGAAAACATCTCAAACGCATAGCGCACTACCTCGTTATAAGACTCCCCATAGTTGTTGCCGTTGTTTGGGAGATTAATTGTATTGTGCCTAGAACACTCTAGATCG